GCGGGCGTCGGATAACCAAAGCATCGTGTCGGGCTTGTTAGTCGAGTTCATGGTCTTAATCCTTTCGCATGTGCTTGGTGCTTCTGCTGGTTTAGAAACCGCCTCGTGCCAACCATTGATCGAGGTTCTTGCGCGTGGCGCTTCCAAGCGCCGCTTGCGCTAGGTCTTGAATAGCTTCGATTGCTACCGCCAACCTATCCGGCTCACTGCTGCCGTTCACCGGCCAAGCGGCGATAGTTTCTAATGCATCGCGCATGATACGGGCATGCGCCGCGTCGATCTTATCGGTTGCCATTGTCAGCTTCCTTTGTTGCTGAGGACTCGTCAGACACCGCGTCACGGTGTGACCCTGCCCTGTGGGGCAGGGTTTCGTCCTGGTTAGTGCGGGCGCGTGGCTGAGCGGAGCATGGCGGAGACGTCGTCCGCTCCGGCCATTGATTTTGTGCTGCCCATTGCCTTCTGGAAGTCCGCGAAATGGAGTTCACCCATTTCGCACAACACCTCTACCGCTTGCGCTTTCATCTGCGCACCGCTGCCGAACTGCGCGGACAGAAACCGCCCCTCGCCAGGGTCACCGCCGCGAGTCGAGCGATTGTGATCGACGTAGCGCGTCACTGCGTTAAGTGCCGTCCACGCCGTACCCGTGTCGGTTTCCGTGGCCGTCGTGCGATAGGCGCGCCACATATCCTCGTATTGATTGAGCTTGCGGGTGCTGAGATCCTCTTTCTTGGTTTCGAAAGGGATGTCGAGCAAGGTCTTAAAAAATTTGATGGTCTTATCCTGGTCGACCGTCACCCGCGCCATGGCGTCACCCATGTTCTTAAAAGCATGGAAAGATTGCACGATGGTTTCCAATTCCCTGGAAACCTTATCGGCATTGAACTGAGTGTTGTGGCGCGTGCGCACCTCGCAACCAGGGACGGCCAGCGCCGCGTCCAGGGTGTTGTTGCAAACAACTCGGACCATGGTCCCCTTATTGATTGTCGAGCCGGTACCGTCGAACGTCGTCGACATAAGCAAGCGGGCAACGTGCTTGTCACCAGCGACGGTCAAATCATCCTTGAACAGCGCCGTACCGCAGATTAGTGCGCCTTTCTTAAGAGCCATCAACGTGTCGACTCCGAAGCGGCCGTCGACGCCCACGTAACGCTGAAACCATTCGACGATGGAACGCGGTTGATGGATACAGTAGCGATCCGACGCGACACCTAGAACATGCTTGGTGTCGTTCCTTTGGATGAATTTGAAGGCATCGGCCTCGACGATGTCGCTAGGCTGGTTGCCCGCCCAAGCCAACACCTTCTCCGCTTCCCAGTTGAGGCCAGCGGCCGCAAGCCACTGGTCCATGGTCATGCCGGGAATCATCTCGTGGCCAAGCTTGTGCCACACGTCATTACGCGACCCTAAGAAGGCGATATTCGCGCGGCCGTTCGACATATCAATGTTATGTGCCATTGCAGTACTCGGTGCTTTCTGCCCGTGTCGGGCTCTCGTGTTTCCGATAACGATTAAATACTCTCGTCTGAATTAGGTTGCAATAGGAACTTGTAAATTTTTTCATCCCAATAGCATTAACATATCGTAATCCGGCTGAGCCGGGAATTACTGAAAATCTTTACAAGCTCCTCTTGTATTCTAATTCAGACGCTATTATGTACTGAGTATCGAAACGGCCAACAAATGGAGTTAAGCAGATGACCACCACCAAGACCTTAGTGAACGATACCGACCTGGACGCACTGTTTCACGCTCGTATCGTTGCCCTCTGCAAAGCGGGCTTGCCCCAGATGGCTCTCGTAACGCGAGAAAAGCCGAAGCAAGCGCAAAGCAAGTAACCGCGGCGGGGCAGCCCTAGGGCTGCCCCGTGATGCGTCCAATCCAGCCTGCTAGGGCAGCAGCGCTAGGCCACGACGGCGCGTCCACGGGGCAGCCTGGACGGGTCAACGCAGCGTGCATTAAAAATTTTACTTTTAAAAATAGGGGACGGGGGACGGCGGCACGCTCTCTGTGAGCGACACCCATTTCAAATAGAACAAACCGTGATCAGTCGTTAAGCCCCCTACTGCCTGCAAAAAGGCACCCCCGATCAAGTTCTTGGCGCGATCGAACAAGACGGCCGGCATTTGACCCGGCATATATCGACGTGTTAAACAGTCATTTACAAACACAAGGACTAAACAAATGAAGACCCTCTGCCTCGTCGTCGCTCTCCTGGTGACCGCCACTGCCGCCAATGCGACCCCCGGCGCGCTCAATGCCGCAGGCTGCCACGGTGCCCACGGCCGCATGGGCTACCACTGCCATACCGGCGGCCACATGTCGTACGCCACCGGCCAGCATTTCATCCCTGGGCACTTCAGCCATCACGGCGGCGGTCATCGCCGCTCGCACAAGCACTAGCATCAGCACCGATAGGAGCCGGACATGGACATTCTCACCGCCTCGACTCTCGCCGTTCTCACGATCACCGGGCCTGCCCGTGTCATCGACGGGGACACCGTGGTGGTCAACCAGACCCATGTCCGGCTCAAGGGTGTCGACGCCGCCGAGATGAACACCGCCTTGGGCAAGCACTCCAAACAGGTGATGATTGCGATCGTCAACAAGAGCCAGCTTACCTGTTACCTGACAGGTGAGAAAACGTATAAGCGCGATGTTGGCTATTGCTTCACCGAAGCTCACGTCGACATCAATCAAGAGATCATTGCCCGTGGTGCAGCCTTATCCTGTCCGCGCTACGATACGCGCTACGTACAATTCGAAACAGAGGAAGCCATCACCAATCAGCAGCGGGCGCGATATTGCGGCACGCCGAAGCGCGCGATCCCGGCAGCGGCACCCACTGCTGCTGAACCCTCTCTGCTTCCGCCACCGCCACCGCCCCCCGTGGCGTCGAAACCTGCGTTGCCGGCACCCAAGCCTCAAACGGATTCGGGATTGACTGCCGGCTGGCTCTGGTTCTGGGGCATCTGGTTAGTGGTCATGTTCGGGGTCTGCCGGTTCGTCACTCGATTTCCCACCGACATTTCGGCATCGACATCCGTGCGTCAGCGCCGTGGTCGTGGCCTTGGCCTTGGTGCGGCATTCGTGCGTGGGGCAATCTACGGTTTATTCAGTCGGGGCCGCCGCCGCTGGTGACCCGCCTATACCAAGATATATGCGGCTGAACGTTCTGCGTTTTGCTAGAAGCTCCCTTAAATGTCCGGAATCGTACACGCATCAGGGGAGCTGCGCATGGCGCGACACGATTGGACGGCCATCGTTACTGACCCGGCACAAGAGTACCTGGCGCAATCCGAACTCGCACGCTTCGGTCTGCAATCCTACCTGCCGCAGATCAAGAAACGCTGGGTCGCTACGCATAACGGCCGCCTGTTGATGCGGCGTTACCCGCTATTCCCTAGGTACATCCTGCTCCCATTGACCGAGATCCGCACCGCGTCGATCTATGCCTGCCGCGGCCTGCGCAAGTACCACCCGGTGCTGGCGGATGCCGAAGGCAGCCCCATGCGTATCCCCGAAGCGGTGATAGCCACGCTCAAGGAAGCGGAGTGCGTTGGTTATTTTGACGACGTGCTGGCAAAAGGCGATAAAATGCGGATTACCTCCGATGTTTTGGCGAGTATCCCTGTGTTTCTCGACAAATCTGCAGGTAATCTGGTGGAATTGTTGACCCCACTCCTCGGTGGTGCACGTATCAAAACCACCCAGGCGAAGGTCGCTCGCGCAGTCTAGCCCCCTTTCCTGTCAAGACATTTTCGTGATAGGGGTCGGTTCAATCCATGCTGAATCGACTTCTGCTGTGGGCCGGGGGTTCACCAGAGGTTCACCATGTGAAGCATCCTCGGGCAGGGTTTTCTGGCCCGAGTCAGAGGCTATTCCCCATCGCTAATCCACATAAGCGCCGCCCGACTGCCCGGCAGATCGAGATGCATCCAGAGATCAACAGTCTGGAAGCACGGCAAGAGAAAATCCACAACTTCTCGATCGATAAGGTGTGCGACGCCCTCGCGCAAGAACGCGGCATGATCACGCATGCCGCGGCGCGGCTGGGCGTGACCGTCACGTTGTTGCGCAATTACATCGGCAAGAATTCGATCGCCTCGAAAGCGCTGCTCGAAGCCCGCGAGGCCATGGGCGACGTGGCCGAGAAGAAGCTCTACGAGTTGATCGAAGCCGGCGATGTCCGCTGCATCATCTACTATCTCTCGACCGTGCACCGGCACCGCGGTTACGGCCTGAAAGGCACTGATCCTTCGCAGCTCGGCGAGGCCAAGCAGGTCGTCAACACCATCAACATCGTCAGCGTTCCTGCCGGGCAGTTTCTCACCAAAGAAGAGATCGACAGCGAGAAGGTGATCGACAGTGTGCCGGTGCATGTACCGGAGCTGCCGATGCCTACGTCGTCCGTTCTGGATTGAGACAAGTGTGCAGCCTTGTCCCCTTCATATCCGGCAAAGGCACTTGGCAACCGAACATCGTGCATAATTGCCGGCCTGCCTCACGATGCGCCTGCACCATCGGGCAGCCGGGCGTATGCAGCAACATGCCGCCTGGCGTTTCGTCGTCTTCGGTCACGGTAATGTCGACGGTGGCCATGTGTTGAGGTCTTTCCGGTGAAGTTTCGCCCCGGCGATATTCCCATGGGCGACCCGCATCCGGACAGCCCGGTAGAATGGGAAGACAACTGGCTCTCCAATCTGCTGGCCTACTTGTCGCACAAGGTCGTCCCCAGTTGGTGCCATTCCGAGACCCACTTCACCGCCAAGGTCGCCGCCTATCTGTGGACCGACTGTCCCTGCTGCGCGATCTGGCGCGGGCTTTTCCTGGGTGCCCTCGCAATCCTCTTCCTTGACCTCCTGATTGGCGTTCCGCTTTGGCTGCTCTATCTGCACCGGCACTAGAACGTCCCGCTCCTGGGGCCGCTACGGCGCGCCTGGGCACCAAATTCGCCGCCACGCTGTTCAAGCCGGCACGTCACAAGGCGCTGTTCGGCGGCAGAGGCTCCGGCAAATCCTGGGCCGTGGCTACCTACCTGGTCACGATCGCCGCCAAGGAACGCCGCCGCATCGTCTGCGCCCGGCAATTCCAGAACTCGATCCGGGACAGTTCGAAGGAGCTGATCGAGAAACGCATCCTCGACCTTGGCGTCTCCAACCAGTTCACCGTTACCGACCGCTACATCCACCACAACGAGACCAAATCGCAGTTCATGTTCGTCGGTCTCGAACGCAACGTGGAAAGCATCCGGTCTCTCGAAGGCGCGGACACGGTTTGGATCGAGGAAGCGCGTACCGTCTCTGCCAAATCGATGGAAGTTCTGTTACCGACCGTTCGTAAGTCCGGGTCGGAGCTGATCTGGACCTGGAATCCGGAGCAGCCGGAAGATCCGGTCGATGCCTATTTCCGCGCTGGCAAGCCGCCGCCGAATTCGATCGTTACCAAAGTCGATTACACCGACAATCCGTATTTTCAGCACACCGAAATGCCGCAGGAAATGGAGGTGCTCAAGAAGGGCAACCTCCCGCGATTCCGGCACGTCTGGCTGGGCGAGTACGACACCCGGTACGAATCCAAGGTGTTTCCCAATGCCAAAACTGGCCGTTTCGATGTCCCGGCGAATACGCCACCGCGCTATGGAATGGATCTCGGTTTCGGCCAAGACCCGTCGTTCGTCGTTAAGGTCTACGTGGTTGAAAGCGACCACACCGTCTATATCGCCGACGAAGCCTCCGGCCGGGTGGCGATGGAACGTCTGCCGACCATGATCCGTAACGTCATCTATCGTGATGACGACCTGGTCACCATCGACTCCTCGCAGCCCGGCACCATCGAATTCCTTCAGGGCCGCGGCATCAACCTGCGCGCCGCGCGCAAGGGTCCGGGCTCGGTCAAGGCCGGGATCAATTTTCTTCAGGGCTACGAGATCGTCATCGACCCGCGTTGCGAAGCGATGCGCGAAGAGGCGCGGCTGTATTCCTGGATGACCGACAAGCTGACCGGCAAAGTGCTGAGCACGCCGGTCGACGCGCATAATCACGGCTGGGATGCGGTCAGGTACGCCGTGGAAGATCTGATGACCGATGCGCCGGTCGATCCCTCTGACGCTGACGGCGGGGTGCTTCGCTTAAAGATGTGGTGATGTCATGGCTAAGTTATCCTCTCGTTCTCGTAAACGCATGCCGAAAAGCAGTTTTGCCCTGAAGGGTAAGCGTGCGTACCCCATACATGACCGAAAACACGCCTCCAATGCGCTTGCGCGGGTGTCGCAGCACGGCACCCCGTCGCAGAAGAAGACCGTGCGCGCGGCTGTGTGCCGGCGCTACCCGTCGCTTCCATCTTGCAAATAATCGATAGCGCCAGCTTCACGCCAGCGCGGATTCACATAAGGAGTTGTGTCATAGGGTGCGGGTGCGGTGGCAAAGGCTTTACAACGTCAGCGCCCCGGCGATCGACCGGGACGGCTTCACAATTGAGCCGCGCGCATAGTCAGATTCAACCGGCGAGCCAGCACGCGCCGCGGCAAGCGCCGCCGCGGGTGGTACAATCGGCCTCGTTGCAACGCCGTACGCAAACCGAACGGCGGCAGGTCTAGCCCATGTCCTGGCTCGACTTGGTGCTCAAGCGTGCGCCCGACCGGAAGCCGGAAGACGAACCGCTGGCTCCGGTCTACATCATGGCCGGGCAACCGGTCCGGTTTCTGTCCACTGAGGCGATCGGCACCTCGGAAGCCGCGTTTCGCAAATGCCCGCAGCTTTTCCGCATCACCAACTTCATCTCCGCCACAGTGCAGTCGGTGCCGTGGTACTGCGAGCCGGACGAGAACACGGTGGCGATGGATCGGGCGGGACCGTCCGCCATCAAAGCCATCAACGAGGTTCTGAAGAACCCGAACGAGAACTACACCGCACCGCAGATGCGGTATTGGATCGCGCTCAACCTCATGCTGTACGGCCGGGCGCATTTCAAAGTGGGTATCGGCGCGGCAGGTTATCCCAACGGGATCTATCCGCTGGCCGCCAAATACACCCGTGGTCTGCCGAACAACCGCGGCTCGATCGACGGTTACGAGTATGGCCTGGGGTCTGAGAACAGCACCAAATGGCCAACCCGGCGCATGGCCGAGAAGCGCAATCCGACCATTCCTTATGCCTCCGAGATTTCGTTTCCTACCATCACCGGCATGGTGGAGTACAACAAGCAGCCGGCGGCGATCGAATGCCTCGCGACTCCATTGGCATTAGTCACAGCACTGATGCGGCGGGCGCTCGACGCCGCCGAAGGTCATCCGAACATCAAGTACGTGATTACGGCCGAGAAGACGCTGACCAAAGCGCAGAAAGATGCGCTGCATAAATATCTGGAAGAATCCCGTCCCGGTGAAGACAACTCCGGCAACGTTCTATTTCTTTACAACACCGATATCAAAGTTCACCCGCTGGATAACAAGCTCGGCGATATCCACTCAAAAATTCCGCTCGACGATATGACCCGGCAGATCGCCGGCGTGTTCGGTGTTCCAATTCCGCTGCTGGGCCTGGGCTCTTCCGACGCCGCCAAATTCACCGGCAACTACGCCGAATCCAGGCTCGCTTTCTACCAGGATACGATCCTGCCGACCTATCTAGTGCCGATCGCCGCTGGCATGACCAATGCGATCTGTCCGCCTGGTGCCTGCATCAAGTTCGATCTCGATGCAGTGCCGGCGTTGTGGCAAGGCCGCGCCGATCTCGGCAAGACGCTCTCCTTGGTGACGTGTCTCACCACCAACGAGAAGCGCGCAGTGTTGGACTTTCCGCCAACCGACGACATCCCGGCGATCATGCCTGCGGTTGCACTGCCCAATGTCGGCGCACCGGCACCGCCTTCCGCCGACGATAGTCCGGACGATCCGGCCGCAACCGATCCGACGTTGCCGGACAGCGGCAAATCTCAATCTCAGATCATCGACCTACCGATGCGGAGCCGATTATGAGACCAGCGTGGAAAGTAGGCGATCGGATTCAGTGTGATCTCGCTTTCCAAGCGATCACTGTTGCCGATGTGCCGGATGGCTCCATCAAGGGCATCGCCTCAACCAGTTCGACCGATCTATATGGTCACAAGGTCTTTGCGGGTGCGTTCGATAAATCGATTCAACGCAAAGGACTGTCCGGTCCCAAGGGTGTCAAGCTTCTGGCGGGACACGATTGGAACAAACCTGCGGGCGTCATCAAGAAACTGGAAACGGTCAACGACAAGCTGGAGATCGAGGCACAACTCAATCTCAACGTCAGCTACGTTAAGGATCTCTACGAGGTTGCCAAACAGAACGAGGGTTTGAATTTCTCGGTCGGGTTCATGCTTGAGGAATTCGAGTTCATCGATAAGAAAGCCGACGCCATCGACGACGAATGGCTGCAGATCAAGCAGGGCGACCTGATGGAAGTGTCGGTGGTGTGTTTTCCAGCTTGTCTGGACGCCACCATGGACTTTGTAAAGCATGCCGATACGGCTGCTGAGTTCGAGAAAGCGTTGATTACGAATGGCTGGGCCTTCGGCCGCAAAGAGGCGCATCGGCTCTTTCAGCTATGTCGGAATTCCGTGCACCTGCTAACGGACAAGGGGCCGCCTTCGGCGGCGCTGGCCGTCTCATCCAATCATCCCGTGCCGGATGCCCATCAACTATCGGCTTCATTGGACTTGATGCGGAAAGCACAAGCCATCCTCGGCCGACGATGAACGAAAGACACTGAGATGAGCCTTCATACCGAACTGAAGCGGGGCACGTTCCTGACCAAGGAAGCCCCTGGCGATATCCAAGCCAAAGAGACCGGCCTCACTGCGCTGCATCTCGAACTCGGTAACATCGTTACCGCGCTCGATGCTAATCGCAAGGCGACCGAGACGCAGTTCACGGATCTCACCAATCACTATAAGGGCGTCCGGGCGGACAGCGACGAGCTGAAGACCGCTGTACTCAAGCACACCGCGGACTATGCGGCTCTCGTGACCCGGCAGCAGACCCTGGAGCAGGCGCTTGACCAGGTAAAGAAGGAGATCGACGCGCCGATTATGCAGGGCGGCACCGCTCTGGTAGAGAGCGACAAGCAGGCCGCGATCGAGCTGCAGAAGCGGGCGTTCACCTATAAGGGCGGCGATCCCGAAGACTTCGTCCCCGATATGGAGAACCTCGTCAACGCGGTCGATTACCGTGCGGCCGTGCGCAAGCTGATGAAGGTCGGCATCGAGACCAAGCAGAAGATTCTCCGGGCAATGCCGGAGCACGAACGCAAGGCATTCGAGGCGTCCAGTCTCGACAGCGCGATGTTCTCACCGGAAATGCTCGGCATCGAGCTGAACTGCATCATCACCTGTGCCGAACTGCTCGATCTTTACAGCTCGGTCTCCGTCAGCAAGTCCGTGTTCATGTACCCGCAGGTGTTGGACTACGGGATGATCGGCAAGTACGACTGCGACGCCAAGTGCGACGCCGAGTACGGGCCGGAAGGCAACATCGTCTACAAGGGCGGTCAGGTCTTCGATTGGCGTGGCGTGTTCTGCTTCCAGCGCAAGGTGCTGGCCGAAGCCAATTACGACCTGCTCAACTTTATGTACACCGCGGTGGCGCGGTCGTACCGCATTAACCGCAACCGGGCGCTGATGCTCGGCGACGGCGAGAACGAGCCGCAGGGCTGGATCTCGGCGAACTGCTTCACCAACAAGAAGACCGCCACCCAGCAGGTCAACCACATCGACTTCCGGCTGTTCTACGCCTCCTGCCCGGTCGAGTATGGCCCGGTCGTGGTGGTGATGCATCAGAATATGTTTGCGCATCTTGCCGCGCAGACCGACGGCGTCGGCCGGTTCCTGTTCGGCGATGGCCTGATGACCTACTCGCCGAATGATGTGCGCGAGAACATCCGCATCTCGAACTGTCTGCCCGACGCCACCGCCGGGCTGACACTGGGCTCCACGGGCTCGCCGATGGTCACTGGTTCGTTCATTTGCGCCGCGGCGAATTGGAGCACGGCGTTCTACGCCGTCAACAAGCGCCCGCTGTGGATGGAGCAGTGGGAGGGCAAGAGCACGGCGTGGTGCGTGTCCTACGTGTTCGGGGCCGAAGACGGCTCGTTCGTCGGGTGTTGCCCCGCTGGGCGCATCCTGACCGTCGGACCTTGAGCTTCACCCTGATCACATAAGGAGGGCATTCAATGCCTATGTCGTTCGGAAACACCGCCATCCAGAACCCTGGGGTTCTGTTGTGGGATGGCATCTCCAGCGCCGCAGTCGATCTGCGTCACTACGTCAAGTTTGGCCTGACCTTCCAGGTCATGACCGACCTGACCGCCGATACCACGTTCAACGTGCTGGCGGCCCCGCCTGATGCTGCGGACCCCTGTATCGCCGGGCCGTTCGCCCCGGTCGAGGAAGTGCTGACGTGTAGCGCCAGCTTCGGGGCGGTGCCGTTGCCGCAGGCGACGATCACGCTGCCGGCGGGCACGACAAAGGACAGCCTTTGCATGGCGGCGCTGCCGTGCAAACCGGGCGCGTTTCTGGCCCTGGCGGCTGCCGCGGGCGAAACCGACCGGGTACGGGTAGTGACCACGCTGTCGCTGCCGAAGTAACCGATGCGGGTTCGTGCAAGCCGCAGACTACGGGTCGGGCGCGGCGACGAAGTCGTCGTCCGCGCCCGCCTTCCTGCCGGGCAGCAGGTCGGACGCTTATTCGTCTTTGCCAGCGAGCACGGCAGTCACTTTTCGCCGTACGTGCCGCATGTTGCCGATGTGGTCCTCAATCCCGACGGCACGCCGCAGATGCGGACACCGATGGCCATGCGTCTGACCTTGACGCATCCGGCGCGCGTGTTGTCATTCACCTCTGACATCGACGGCTATATCTGCGTTATGCAAGAGATCGATCGGAAGTACGATCCACACGTATCGATCAAACTCAACCGTACGATTTGTCCGCAACTGCCCTGGCGGCAGCGTCTGCATCGTAAACTCATTGGGATGTTACCGTGGTCGAACCACAACCAAGTTTTGAACCTCCTTTCGAGCCGCTAGTCATCATTGCAGGCAAGCCGGTGGTTCCCAGCACAGGCTGGATTGGGTGCTACATGCTGGTCCAGCCTAGCGGTCAAGACGACAAGATACAGTGGTTCGAGCTACGCGCGACCCCGGTCGCAGAACCGGTGAGCTACGAGTGGGACGTTGGCATTCCTTTTGCCGCGTTTCCTCCCGAAGCCGCCAATCTGCTGATCTATAAAGGCTACGCGCGTATCATGACCCCTGACGAGGTCACGGCTTATAACACCGGCTCTCGGAAGGTGGATGACTCGGGCATTCCCGAGATACTGAAACGCAGCCCAACTAAGGAGACCAAGCCATGATCACCGTTCGTTGCTCCAATCCGTGCGCGCAGAACGTGGCCGTCACGCTCGTCGCGCCAACCTGCTTCAAGTGTCCGTAACAGTCGCGCGAATGGCGCGGGAGGTTAGCGGCATTTCCTCCCTGTTATGCTTGATCTCCCGCGTTCATACTGGAGACGTAAACCGATGCTGCACTTCACGGTAAGCGATAGCGAAGCCGTCAGCGGCTGCGTGAAGTGCTGCTGCGAGAATCTCGCGCTCAAGCCCGGCACCATCAGCAAAGTCTCGGTCGGCTACGCCTCCTGGGCGGTGCCGATCGGGCAACTACATTGCACGCCGCAGTTCATGCTGGAGCAGATGGAAACCTGCCCGGTGCCAACCGGCGGCAATCTGCCGCCGCGCGCGGTGGCCGAAGTCGCATTCTATGTCGGCGTCAATGGCCATCTCGACGGCGATCTTACCACTATGGTGAAAGATCCCGAAGACGAGGTGCTGAAGTTCAAGCTGTTGCCGCTGTATGGCCCGGCACACGGCAAGCTGGTGTTCGATCCCAGCGGCGTGTTCGATTATGACCCGGTGCAGAACTACAAAGGCGAGGACCGGTTCTTCGCTTCGGCTTCCGACGGTGTGAACTCATTCATTTTTGAAGTTCGCATCGGCGTCGAGATGGACCCCTATAAAGTGACGAAGACCCCGACGGTCAGTGTCGTCGCCGACGGTGTGCAGATCGATCAACGCTACTACACGGTTTCGTTTCCGATCAAAGTGTCCCCGGCGGCGCAGCTCTGCGAGGTCTGGCGCTTGACGGTGATGCAAGGCGCGTTGGATTGCGATTGCACCTGCTATGCGCGTAATGACTGCTTCGATATCAAGATTGTCAAATGCTGACGGTCGAGACGCCTGGCCAGGCAAGCGTCTTCGCGCCACCGCTGGAGCCTGGTGCCGGCATCGAGTTCGATTGGACGGCGCGGCTGTCGCTCGACATGATCCGGCAGCACACTAAGACCGACGATATTCCCGGCGTGACCGATGAGCAGCTCAGCATCTATCGGGCCGCTGCCGTCGAGGCCGCTGAACGCTATACCGGTATGTTGCTCTCAGGGCAGCGCAATGTCACCGAAGCAGTGCAATCCCTGTTAGTGACGAAGAAACCGGATTGGGCGCAT